AAAACAGAAAATAGTTGATTTGGATACTGCAATTGCACAACTACAGCTTAATATAGAAACAAGAACATCTAATTTAACAGGATTAAGTGGTGAGGATTTAGATAGGGAACAGAAATATATAGATATATTAAAACAGCAATTAAATTCACTGACTAAAAGAAGAGATGTTCAAAAACAGGTTAATGAAGCTACTGAAAGAGACTTGGCTATTGCTAAATGGGGGACTGAAGATATTTTTAAAGCATTTGCCGCAGGAATGTATGATGTATCTAAAGGTTGGACTGATTCACTACAAAATATTGCTGATTCAACTAAAGCAATAACAAATAGTATGATAGATGCATTTACTAACTTTTTTGATTCAACAACAGATGGTTTTTTTAAATTAGGCAGACTTGCAGAATCAATACTTAATACAATATACAGAGAACTATTACAGGCATTAATGTTAAAACCACTTATAGGTGGTATAACATCAGCTTTTGTAGATGTTGGTTCAAGGTCAATAAACCCAATACCTGTTTCAGTTCATTCTGGAGGTCTTATAATGCATTCTGGAGGTCTTGTTCCAAGATTTCATTCAGGAGGTTTATCTTATGATGAAGTGCCTGCAATACTTCAAAAAGGTGAATATGTTGTATCAAGAAAAGGTGTGCAGGCACTTGATAAAATCAACAGTGGGAATGTTCATAGTGGAGATGTTAATGTGGCTGTAAATGTGCAGAACAATACAGGTTTCCCGATTGATGCAAAAGTATCACCAACAAAGTGGAATGGTAAACAAATGGTAAAAGAAATAATTCTTGAGCTTAAAAGAACAGACCCTGCATTTAACGCAGAATTGGCAAGGAGGTTTTAGTGGCAAATTTTCCAACACTTTCAATAGCTCCATCAGTAGATGGTTTTACAGAGGAAGTTGCTAAAGACCCTACTATTAAGACAGATTTTGAGAATGGGTTTTACCAAACAAGACCTGCATTCACACGAATTCCAAGAAAATTCACAGTAACATATCATGCAATGAGTGATACTGATAAAAATACACTTCAGAACTTTGAAAAAACAGTTTTAGTTGGCTGTGATGCTTTTACATGGATACACCCTAAAACAGGTAACTCTCATACGGTGAGATTTGATGCCCCTATAAAATATACATTAATTTTAGCAGGTCATTGGGACATAGAATTTATATTGGTGGAGGTATAAATGCCTAAAGATATACCACAGAGCTTAAAGATACAGAAAAATCTTTTATTTTCAACCCACCCCTACCTGATACTTCTTGATATTGAACTGCCAGATAATACAAAATTTTATCTTGTAAACAATAATGAAGATATTATATTTCAAGGAAGAACATATGTAAAAAGCAGATTTGCGTTTGAACCACCAGATGAAACATTTGGAGGAGAAATCCCCACATGTAAACTTCATGTCGCTGATGTGGGTAGCTTATTTGAATACTATATACAAAAATATAGAGGAGGGATAAACTCTAAAATAACAATCAGAATAGTAAATACAGCAGACCTTGATGCAGATTACTCATCTTTTACAATAGAACTTTCAATACAGAAAGTTGATAGGGATAGCTGGAGTTGGCTTACATTTACTCTTGGTGCTCCAAACCCAATGATACAGGAATTCTTACAGTTTACATACCAGCCTTTTCAGTGTAATTGGGTATTTGATTTTAAAGGTCCTGAATGTGGTTATAAAGGAAAGGCTGTATCCTGTGATGGAACACTTGATATGTGCAGACTTCTTGGAAATTCTAAAAGATTTGGAGGGCATGTTGGATTAAGTTCAAAGGGGTTTAAGATTGCATTCTAAATTAAACTATATAGATTTACTTACAAAAGAATTTGAATGGGGCGGTAGAGGTTCTCAAAAATACGATTGTTATGGTCTTGTAATGGAAATCTACAAAAGAATAGGAATAGATTTACCAGATTTCAAATCAGCAAAAGCTCCATCTCTTATACAACAATCAATAATTGAAGGTAAAAAGCTTTTTGAAGAGATAGAAGAACCAGAACCATACTGTCTTGTTACTTTTTTTATAAGACCTGAATACACAAGCCATCTTGGAGTTGTTCTTGAAGACTGTAAAAGATTTATACACATAATGGAAGATAGTATGGTTACAGTAGAGAAACTATCTGATTGGGAAGATAGGATTACAGGGTATTTAAGGTGGAAAGCGTGAAAGAAATACAGATACAGAAAGTAAAAAATCCATTCATAGTAGAAAAAGATGAAGTAATTGCAATTGAATGCAAAGATACTGAAACACTACTTGATATAAGAAATAAATATTTTGCTCCTGATGTTCCCTGCGTTGTGGTCAGAAATGGCGAAATAGTTCCTGAAGAACAATTACCACTTTCTTATCCTGTTCAAGGTGATACAATAATTCTTACAAGTGATTTAGGTGGTGGTAAAGGTGGTGGTAAAAATGTCTTGAGAATGGTATTACAGATTTCTCTTATTGTTGTTGGGGCAGTTGCAGGTCAGGCATGGCTTGGAGCGGCTTTTGGTGTTGCTGGTTTAGGAGGAACTATAGGTGCAACAGTTGGTGCAGTGTTTGGTGGTTTACTTGTAAATACATTTCTGCCTCCACCAAAACCAAAAATAAATTCACTTGGAAGTGATTTTGATACCTCAAATGCTTATTCTTGGAATCCACAACCAACACAGCAGGCAGGATTATGTATCCCAAGAGTATATGGAATACATAAAGTAGAATCTCCAAATATCATTGCTACCAACATAGAAAACATTAATAATAAGCAGTATTTAAATCTTTTATTCTGTGTTGGAATAGGCAGATATAAAAACATATATAATGTAACAATTAACGACCAACCTATTGGGTATTATCAAGGCGTTGAATTACATACGAGACTTGGAAATTTAAACCAAGCAGTAATACCTAATTTTAATGATACAAAAGCAGAGTATTCTCTTGGCGTAAAAGTATCAGAAGGAACACCATATACATATCTTACGGTAGGCAATAATTTCGATGGTATTGAGGTTGATATAACATTTCCTCAAGGGCTTTATTATGCAAATGATAATGGCGGTCTTGACACAAACAGTGTTGATTTCTCTATAGAGATAAGAAAACTTGGTAACCCAAACTGGACACCAATAACATTCACAAATACAGAGATTGTAACAGAAACTGTTGGTTATACAACTGCATCTGGAGCTTCAAACTCTGCAATAAGGCTGACATATAAATCTGGAAGTATCACTGACAAAGGAAAATATGAAATAAGAATAACACGATTAACTGATGATAGAGTATCCTCTCGTTACGGTGATGCAATGTATGCATCAGCAGTAAGAGAAGTGTATGCTGATGATTTCACATATCCAAGACATGCACTTGTTGGGATTAAAGCACTTGCTACAGACCAGCTTTCAGGTTCAATAAGACTTTCCTGCATGGTAGAAGGTTCAATGGTAAGAATTTATAATCCAGATACTCAAACATGGACTGTCGACACTACAGATAATCCTGCATGGATAGCTTATGATATACTTACAAAACCTGTTTTTAATAATAATTTAGCTGTGGTTAAATACAGAGGTTTTCACCCATCACAACTCAAACTTGATGAATGGGTTGAAGCAGCACAGTATTTTGATGAGTTAGTGCCTGATGGAAAAGGGGGTTATGAAAAAAGATGCACATTTAATGGCATTTTTGACAGTTCAACAAGCACATGGTCAGCAGTTCTTGATGTTTTACAGGTTGGGAGAGCATCTCCTACATGGGACGGAACAAAAATTGGTATTGTTATTGATAAGAAAGTGGGTGATGATGACCTTGATGATATTGTGCAGGTTTTTGGAATGGGTAACATCATTAAAGATTCATTTAAAGAATCGTGGTTATCCTCATCAGACAGAGCCGCAGTAATCACTTCTGATTTTATAAATGCAGAAATTGATTATCAAAGGGATACATTCACACTTACGAATAAAAATATTAATAGCAGTAACTCTGTAAGATTACCATTATTTGGTGCAACAAAACCATCACAGGTTTGGCGTGAATTGATGTTCAGGTTGAAGAAAAATGAATTACTGTTAAACACTGTAACAATTGACGCTGGAATAGAGGCGATAAGATGCACAATAGGAGATAAAGTTGGAGTATCACACGACATTCCTCAATGGGGTTACTCTGGAAGAATACTTGATGCAACACAGACAACAGTAACACTCGACCGTGAAGTTACACTTGAAGCTGGTAAAACATATGCAATACTCGTTCAAAACATTGATGATGAGCAGATAGTTAAAACTGTAGCAAATTCTGCTGGAACTTATTCAACACTTACAGTTTCAGAACCTTTTACAACTGTTCCTGAAAAGTATACAAATTATGCATTTGGTGAAACACAAAAATATATCAAACCATTTAAGGTTATAGATATTAGACCATCAACTGATTATAAACAGAGAACATTAACGCTGATAGAATATAACGGCAGTATTTATGATGTTGACTACAAAAAACCTACACTCCCAACTTATAATTACACAAGTGGTGATATATTCCCATCAGTAACAAATCTAACACTTACTGAATTATTAATCAGAGGTAAAGATGGAACAATTACAGATACTATTATTGTTAGTTTTGATTCTTCATATA